GACTCCTTTACTTTTTCTGGGATCATTACTGACGCAGAAATGTCTTCGACAGTTGGTGAGATTGTAACGGTATCTGCAAACTTTGTTACTAGCGGCACAATTGCGTCTAATGCTTGATGTAAGGCTATAGTTTAAGCGACAAACCTGTTGCTTAAATGCCTGCATCTAATCGAACCGTTGACTTGCTGGTTGGGGCTTTTGATCTCAACCAGCGCCGCAAGTTCGAATTGAAAAACGCAGACGGCAAAAAAATTGTCGATTTGTATTTCAAGCCGATTACACGCGCAGACCGCAAAAAAGCTCAGCAGCTGGCTGGTACTGATGAGGCATTAGACATCAGCACCAACATGCTTTGCCAAATCGCAGAGCTTGAAGATGGTACGAAGGCTTTTGCCGCTGCTGATGCTGCCAAGTTGCAGCGTCAACTCCCTGAATCTGTGCTGAATGAGCTTGAGCTGTTCTTGTTTGGCTTAGGGGAAGAGGCTGACCTGGAAGACGCAAAAAACGACTGAAGCAGGACAACTGGACTTATTTTGAGTTCTTTTTGGCCTGCGAACTTGGGATGACAGTGAGCAGGCTTCGCACGGAACTGACCGATGCGGAGCTTGTGCATTTTGCTGCGTATTACGAAATCAAGCGTGAGGAAGAAGAAAAGGCAATGGATCGCGCAAAGCGGCAGCGGCGGTAGACTTCAAGTATTGCCATTGAGTTGTTGTGGCTGAATCCAACGTCAGGCTCAGAGTAGACGCGCGCGATGCAGTTACCGCATTGAAGCAAACAAATGATGCCAGCAAGAAGCTAAACACCACGCTTGGCAGGACAGAGAAAAGAGCTGCAACGGCAACAGGCAACATTCAACGGATGGGTGTGTCATTTAGAACTACTGTTGCTTCTGTCGTTGCGTTAACTGGCACGGCTACACTTTTGAGCCGTAGCTTAAGGGTGCTTGGCGAGCGTCAGGCTGATACAGCTGCACTGGCAAATGGCTTAGAAAAACTTGGGAAAGGTGAGGCTGAATTACAAAAGCTACAGAAAGCCGCGGATGAACTTGGCAAGGCAACGTTGTTTGACCAAGAAGATTTTGATCGTGGTTTTGCCCTGTTGACATCGTTTCAACGTGTCGGCGTTAACTCTTATAAGCGTGTTGCAAAAGCAGCTGCTGACGTGGCTCAAATTACTGGTCAAGACGTAAAGTCAGCATTGCTTCAGCTATCTAAGGCACTAGAAGATCCTGCCCGTAGAGTCACTGATCTTTCACGCAGTGGCACAGTATTTACTGAACAACAGAAAGAGCAAATAAAGGCGCTGCAAGAGTCTGGCCGTTTAATTGAAGCGCAAAATCTTGTATTAAGTGAAATTGAGAAGCAGTATGGCGGAGCTGCTGAAGCAGCTGGTTCTGCAGGTTATGCAGGGGCAGTTGACTCATTAGGCGAAAGTTTTAGAGATTTTCAAGAGCGTTTGGCGCAAGGCGTTGAGCCAGCAGTGACGACTGCGCTCAAGTCTTTAACAGATATATTTGATGTTATCAGTAAAATCCCTCAGCCTATTGGCAAGGCTGCGTTAGGGATAGGTGCTCTTACTGCAGCTGTATATGGATTAAATGCAGCTATTCTCGCAAATCCATATTTAGCAGCAGCCGCAGGGCTTGCGGCAATTGCGGCTGCTGCTGTCGTAGGGACACAAAAAGCGCAAAGGTTTGCAGAGGTTGTAAAGATAACTGGCAATACTGTAAATGAGTTAGAAACAGAAAGCAAAGAAGTAAAAGATGCTAAGGAGGCATTAGAACTTGCAATAAAAAGAGGCGGTCGCGCAGCGGTTGTAGCAAAGAAAAAGTACAAAGAACTTGCTGAGGCTTTAGACGAAATCAATCAAAGGCGTAAAGTTTTAGAAAAAACATTTAATATTGGCGGGATTCAATTTGAATTCACAGAAAGTGGATTAACACCTATCAACCCTCCTAAAACCGTTTCGGAAGAAATAGAGGAACAAAGAGAGGAAGAAAGAAAGAAAAAAAAGCAAAGAGATAAAGAGGCGGCAGAGCAGGCCAAACTTCTTGCTAAGCGAAGAGAAGACGCACAAGCTGCTGCATTGCGTGATATTAATGTTTTAAGAAATAGAGTTACATTAAATACTGCTCTTACAGACCAAGAGCGCGAAATGCTACAATTGCAGATTGATATTGCTGACGCTGAATCACAGCGCGCACTTGTCGGCGACGATATTACAGAGGATAAAATAGAAATGTTAAAATTAGATTTTCAGCAAAGAGATGTGCAACGGGCTCTCCTGAAAGATCAAGAGAGAGCAGCCCAGCTAATTCAAGAGGCAGAAGATGCCAAGAAAAAAGCGCAAGAGGAAGAGCAGCAGCGCCTTGAGGAATTAAATAAAAAATACAAGCAAATTGGTGATGCAATCAAAAACAATATAACAAATTCAATTATGGACGCAATTGAGGGTACTAAGTCACTAGGAGAATCTGCACTTGGCGTTCTTAAGCAATTAGCAAGACAGTTTTTGACTCTTGGGATAAACCAGGCATTTTCTGGACTTGGTAGCACTGGTGGAATCCTTGGCAAATTATTTGGCGGTGGTATGGCTAGTGGTGGCACCGTTCAAGGTGGTCGCTCTTATATGGTCGGTGAGCGTGGCCCTGAGTTGTTTACACCGAATCGCACCGGCAGCATTGCGCCATCAGGTAGTTTTGGGGGGGCTAACGTAACGGTGAACGTGGATGCTTCTGGTTCGTCTGTTGAAGGCAACGCTGAACAGGCTTCGCAACTTGGCAAGGCTATTGGTGTTGCAGTACAACAAGAACTGATTAAGCAAAAACGACCTGGAGGCTTGCTGGCTGTCTGATGGCTGATTTCCCTTCAATATTGCCAACGTACGGCACGCAAAAAAGCAGTGCGCCAGTTGTTCGCAAAGTGCAGTTTGGCGATGGTTACGAGCAACGTCTAACCTACGGCTTAAATCAAAACCCTAAAATTTACAATCTAACGTTTGAAGTATCAGAAACAGAAGCAGATACGATTGAAACGTTTTTAGACGCAAGGGCTGCAGATAATGTTAGTTTTACATTTACGCCACCAGGCGAATCTGCTAGTGCAAAATTTGTATGCGAACAATGGACTAAAAGCATCCCTTTCTTAAATAGAGCTACGATTCAAGCAACGTTCCGCCAAGTATTTGAACCGTAATGGCAGTTTCACAATGGGCGGCTAGTACAGCATTTTCAGTCGGGGACATTGTTCGCCCTTCTGCTACATCAGCGTATTTTGGATTAGGCTCGGGTTTATTTTTCCGGTGCACCACAGCTGGAACGTCAGATTCAACAACCGAACCGCAATGGCCGCAACGCTTAGGTAATACGGTTGTAGATAATACATGCACATGGCAGGCAATTCAGTCTGCTTACGAGTCTTTATCTCAGCTTGCTCCTAGCGCGATTATTGAATTATTTGAGTTGCGGCTAGTAAGCACTCTAAATACAAGTGACGCGAACCCCACGCCAATTCGTTTTCATGCTGGCACTAACGCAGACATAAGTGGCAACATCATATGGAACAGCAATGCATACACAAGGCTGCCTATTGCCGCTGATGGATTTGAATATCGCAACACTGGAACACTGCCCCGCCCTACGTTGACAATTAGCAATTTAGATAACATCATGACAACATTATTGTTGGACGCAAACGGAATAACGCCTGGCAACGACTTAGGCTTGTCAGAGGTTCGCCGAATTAGAACGCTAAAGCGGTTTTTAGATGGAGAAACAACTGCAGACCCTTACGCTAAGTTTCCTGATGAAGTTTGGTTTATTGATCGCAAAGCAAATGAAAACCGAGATAGTGTCACTTTTGAGCTAGCAAGCAAATTTGACGTAGCAGGACAGAAGTTACCCAAACGCCAAATTATTGCCAACATCTGCCAGTGGAAATACAGAGAGACGGGGACTTGTGGTTACACCGGGACTGATTATTTTGATGCTGATGGCAACAGTGTCCCTAATCAATCACAAGACGTATGCGGTAA